CATCGCCGTAGCCGCGTCTTGGTCGTTCAGAATAAGATCAGCGACTGACCGGCCATAGAATGTGTGAGGCTCAGGGTCTACCTCAAACACTGCAAACGGAACGTGACCGCATGGCTCATAATCCAACAGCTTATATTGGTTACCGCCAAGTGTTACCTTATGTAACGTGGGTACTCCAGTACCATTCACATCAATCTTGATGTACGCCTCAGTAACTGCCACCAAGCGCATTGAGGGGTCTTGTACGTCCTCGTCAGAGTAATCTTCTTCATACCCTCTACGTTGGTACTCCTCGACCTCTGAGAACGTATCAGAGTGCTGTAGGCCACTCAGATCGTAGACGTCTTCGTAGTCGTAACCCATAGCCACCAAATCGCCCACACGCATCTCAGTGCGGTGAGCCACAACGTAATAATCGTCGATAGAGCGAGAGTTGCGATCAATAAAGAATTCTTCTGGAGGCACGCTCTCAACGCACATCTTGCCGCGTTCAACCGTGCGGGCAATCTTGAGATCATGGCGCGGTGATTCCATCTCCATGCCGAACTGATCCATCTCCATAACCATTTTGGTCGTATGCTCAATGACTTCGACATTATCCTCGTTGACGAGGACAGAAAACTCCATCTCGTTGAGGTCTTGAAAGTCGAAAATTTCTTGCTCTTGGTACATATCCCAATAGACTTTTGCAACGCCCACTTTCTTAATAAGTGCGTCGTGAAAGACATCGTTAAGCACCCGGTAGCCATTCAGCTCGTTGAACTGGTAGTGCATGTACTTAGTAGCCTGCTCGGCCATAGCCACGTCTTCTTGATTGCGCGGCACAAACTCTACGGGCTTGTCAGTCGATAGAAACACGCGCATAAGAGAAGGCTTGATCGCGCGGATAGTATCTCGAACTTTTGTAGATACGACCTTAGACCGGCCATCCTCTTCGCCGATATCAGTCTCACCATCGAAGTAACGCTGCGCCTTGATGCGGTCTTCAGCAATCTCAGATTCACAGAAATCGACAGCATCTTGCACGGCCTCGCGTGCAATGCCCTCAATGTCCTGCTCTGTCATTGGCTTTAAACTCATTGCTGATCTCCCATATTTAACAGGCCAGCACTAACTTGACCACCTGTCGGAGCTATCTGCTGTACTGCTCCAGTTCTAAGGCCGAACCCAGCAGCCTTAATAATCTGCGCCGTTCTGTCATAAAGCTTACCAAGGGCGTCACGCTCTGTAAGCGCTCTTCGCACAAGGTCAGGATCTTCGGACATAAGCACATTTACTACTTGCATACGTTCACGCTCACTCAGTTCAGGAGCTGCTTGCGAAATAACACGACTTGCTTGTTGCATAATTGCTATCGGGTCAAACTGAGACATACGCAACATATCTTCCGCAGACATTCTTGTACCAATCTGTGATGCCGCCGCCTGCTGTGGAGCTGTCTGACTGCCAAACAATACCTGTTGCTCGGTTTCATAAGCGCGTCCCGCAGTTTCTAATCGACGAGCCACATCTTCTAAATTTTCTTCTGGGAACACAGCTCTTAATATTGCGCCTTCTTGTCGATCAGGGTCAGCTAACCTTCCCATAATTGCCGGTGATCGCCGCATACGATTGTTTATAGCCGCCATAACACCTGCACGATATGCTTCTGCCGCTTCTGGTGATGTTTCTGCTAAACGGCTGAATACGATTTCCACTTCATCAGCGTCTTTACCTAACGCTTTACGGCCTTCCTCAAACTGATCTCTAACACTGCGACGTGTGGCCGCCAATGCTCTGATCTCTCCAAGTCCGGGGTACACTTGATCTAACTGTGCTTTTAATGCTTTTTCTGTCTCTGCAAACCCTTCTGCGCGTGTCCCTTTCCCTGCTTGATACAACCCACTAGCTTCATCTCGCAACGCTCGACGGATAATTTCTGCATCCTCTAACGTAGGCATGCGACTCAATATAACTCGCCCTGCTTCATCTTCGCTAAACAAGGGTACAAGCCGATCACTTTCTGCATAAATTTGTCTCAACTCTGCGCGCGCTGGGCCAAAGCGTTGCAAAATGCCCTCAAGATTGCTCGCAATCTCTGGAGTAACTTCTGGAACAGTTTCAAACGCTTCTTTATAGCCAGCTCGCTCAAGATCGATCAACTCATCATCTGATGCCTGCATTGCGCGCATGACGTTACGATCACCCATGCGAGGCGTTAGACCAGCTTGCAAGCCTGCGACGGCAGTTTCTCGTGTTTCACGACGACGGGCCGGCAACCGCTCTGTTATAGCTGCACCCGGCTCGCCCATTTGCGATTTATATGCACGCAAAGTAGCCATCAAGGTGCGGTTCTCTGACATCAAACGGCCTTCCATCAGGTCAGCAACGATCTCATCTACCGTCTTGCCGGTTGAGTCAGCCAATCGCTGTAATTCTGCTTGTATTCGTGTGGCTGGTCGCTCACCAAGCATACGAGAAGTAAAGCGTTTAAAGCCCTCTCCCATCGTGCCAGCTGCCGCACTAAATGCAGCGCCAGTGATTGCTCCTCCTGGAACTTCTTTTAAGCGTTCTAATCCTTCACGCTCGCTGTACCCAGCCGCAGCTAATGCGCCTTCGCCAGCACCAATTTTTGCAGTTCGTGCCATTGTTGGGGCCAATCTTGCGCCAGTAGTTCCAGCGCTCAAAGCAGCTCCAGCTCCCAAAGTTAGAAGGCTAGGAATAAGTGCGCCTGCCAGCTCTGCGGTAATTGCCTCGCCAGGATACTCTTCTCTATACGCCTCTAATTTCTTACGAAGCTCATCGCGGATTTCGGTGTAACCACGATCATCTTCCGTAATCCCCGCAGCCCCTAATGCTGCGCGGCCCGCAGCCTCTGCCTCTTCGGCGAAGCCAAAAGTAATACCCTGAGCTATAGCGCGCTTTCTTTGCTTTTCTATAGCAGGTGGCACTGGTGTCATTGGTTGTAGTCGAGCAAAATACGCTTGAATTTCTTTTTCTGTTGCGTCTTCTGGGAAGTCGTAGACTTGCCCGTCAGGCCCGTAACGCCTCATCGCCCTAACTCCTCTGGTGTGACTTTTTTCACTGGCAGTGGAGCTGTGCCGCCCGGAATCTCATATTGCTGAATATGGGTGCTGTATTTGACGTTGCCGCCACTGAGCTGTCGCGCTTTTGACATTAACTCATTACGCAGTAGTTGTTGTAGCTCAATTTTCTGCTCTAACAACCTACGCAACTCAGCAGGAGGCAATGACAGATCGATAGTGCTAGATAGCGCTAAGTTAAGCTCTGACTCACTAAGCGCGCCGAAAGTAGCGCTTTGGATGAGGTCGATACCCATTTCAGTCGCAGATTGACGCAGAGCCGCTGTTGCCGCATTAAATGTTGGCAGGTATTGGCGGACAAAGCCAGATTCACCGCCATCTTGTAAAGCCAGCAATGCTCGACGCAATGTGTCAATCGTTCCAGTTGCTCTTTCTGCCGCTACAAACGCTTCTTGCCCAGCAGTCATAGCTGCTTGATAATCTTTGCCTTCTAAGTCTGCAACGCGCTGCCGAGTAGCAATTTCCTCTGGAGTTTCGCCTTTTGCACCAGGAACATCTACGCGAGAATATTTTCCAGTGTTCGGATCATATTGTACGCCAAATAACTGACCAGTAACGGGATCTACCTGTGGAGCAAAGCCTTTAGTCGCAAATTGATCGGTGCCAATGCCCATCGTCGCTTTAAGTGCCTCACCTGCTAATGCAGGGTTGGCTTCTACTAGCTCTGCTAAATCTGGTCGGCCCATGCTTTTCAAATAGGCAACAGTGCGGTTAGCTTGTTGTGCTTGCTGACGTCGCTCTTGTATTCCTGTTGCTCGTGCCTGCATAGAGCGCGATATATTAGGATCAGGCTGTAATCGCATCGCATTGAATGCCATAGCTGCGCGTGCGCGTGACTCTGGGTCTTGCAAGTAATCGAGCGCCCCACGACCTAAGCGACTAAGAAATCCAGCTTGCTCTGGCTTTGGAGTTGTAGAGCCTCCAGCTACACTCACAGCCGGCCTCATTGCTTGCTCGCGCTGTTGCATAAACGCTTTCTGAGCTGCACGAGCTTGAGGCGTGTTCGCTGCTGCGACCGCTGCATTTGGAGCGCGCCTTTGCTGTACCTGCTCAAGCATGCGCATCAGCTCCCGATCATCTTGTTTTATAGGGCCAAAACCTAAATTAGCGACCATTTCTGTTTCCTCTTATTTGGTGAAGCCCAAAAACTCAGCCATTTTCTTCAGCTTCTCTGCATCACCTACAGGCTGCATGCCCATCATTCCTGTCCCCGTAGCAGACATTACAGGGTGCGTAGGCTGTTGCAACAATCCGCCGCCCATAATTGCCGGCATGGGCTGTGCTACGTCGAACTGTTGAAACGTCGTCGCAGCCGCTCCCACTCTATTTGCCAGCTCGCGCATTTTTGCGCGCTCTTCTTCGTCTTTAATAAGAAAGTCAAGCAGCCCTTTATAAAGCTGCCCTGATGGATTTTGCTGATTAGTATCTGCCATCTTACAAGCTCATCCCTAGCGTTAAGTAATCAAACAGACCGGGCTGTCGTGATGTCGTACTTGACTGCGGTGTAGGTGTAGCACCCAATGCCTGAGCGTAGTAGCCAAGAGCCTGAGCTGGGTAGTTACGGAAGCCTTCAAACTGCTGACGTGCCGCATTCATGATCTGCTGCTGGAGCTGCTGTTGCATCGCTCCCTGCTGTCCCATCTGCTGCTGTATTGTCTGACCCATGCCGAAGCCAAGGTTAGCAAGACTTCCGAGTTGAGAAGCTGCACCTAGGCGTTGCTGAGACCCTGCTAGTTTTGCCGCTTGGTTAGCAAGCTGTGCCTGCATGCCCTGACCTAGGCCAAACTCTTGTGCGCGCTGACCCATGCCTGCCTGCTGTGCCGCCGCTTGTAGTGCCTGACCGAAGCCTTGCTGTCTTAGTGATGCCGCTGTGCTTGCGCCTTGCTCTAATGCCTGACGTCCTAGCTCTGCTTGTTGGATAGCTTCGCGTGAGCCACCAAATGCGCGTGCGCCTTGAAACTGCGCTGCGAGCTGATTAGCCTGCATCTGACGTTGGCGCTCAATATCACCCAACGCACCCGAAACGACTTGCTGCTCATACGGGTTTACAAACTGTCCGATCTGACCGGCGATACTCGGTGCCTGATAGCCAAAGCCTTGCACACGAGAAGGCTGGAAGCCTAGCTCTGTTCCGGTAGCGCCCATTGCCGCACTGAGTCCGCGAGAAGCGCGATCATAAATACTGCCGCCTCGTGCGCCTGCATCGATTGGCGGTTGTGGTATTGGTGCTTGCTTGGTTGGCGCTGTTTGCGGAGCAAATGTGCTTCTTCCGCCACCAAATAGACTGCCAATATTTAACCCCATAGATCTAAGAGAAGCGCTACCGCCATTACCATAATCAGGCGCAACTTGAGTTACTGGCCCGCCCGCTGGATCAAATGGCGGCGTCATGCCCGGCTGTGGCTTCATGCCCATCTGTGGCGCTTGTGCTACCCCTGCTCCTGCTCCTGCCATGTTATTTACTCCGACTCGCTATCTTGACCGGCCCGCCAGTAGTACCGACGTTGATTGGGCCGCCAGCAGGATTAAAACCGCCTGTTACTGCTGGGTTAAATGATGTTTGTAGGTTTACCAATTGGTTTTGCAAAGCAGATATCTGGCTTGCTAGACCACTCGGGTCAAAGCCCGGCGCTTGCTGTAAAGCCGTTATCTGGCCTTGCAAGCTGCTAGGGTCAAACATTGGGATCTGACCGATCGCTAATTGGTTAGCTGCTATCTGTTGTTGTAGGCCGCTAGGATCAAATCCGGGTGCAGTCTCCAAGGCGCTGAGGCGTGACTGCAGACCAGAAGCATCAAAGCCCGGCGCAGTCTCTAGCGCTCC